CGGGCTTCACCGCGATCAACGTCCAGGTCGTACCGATGGAGGACAGCCAGGCCCGCTTCGGCAAGGAGTGGGGACTCGGTGACAGCCTCGTCGTCATCGTCGATGACCAGGAGCTGAAGTCCACCGTTACCGGCTACATCATCAAGGCCGACCGAGACGGCTTCCGGCTCGGTGCCCTGCTCGGTGACGCCACTGGCTTCGACGCATCTGCCGCGCTGAACAAGCGCGTGGCCAACACCGAGACCCGCCTGTCCAACCTGGAGGCCAACTCCGGAGGCGGCGGCTCGTCCTCGTCCGATCAGATCATGCAAATCATGGGGGTGTGGTAAGTGGCCAACGTGCCCAAGAAGCTCTTCCGGGGCGTGACGTCCACGACGCTGACGACCGTCTACACCGTTCCGGCGAACACGACGACGATCGTCACGAACATCCTCATCTCGAACGTCAGCGCCAGTGCGGCAACCGTCCTCGTGAAGTTCGGCGCCATCACGGTCATCCCGAACACGCCGATCCCCGGTAACGGCATCTTCACCCTGGACATGAGCCAGGTGATGGACATCTCCGGCCAGGCGATCGAGGTCCAGGCCAGCACGACTCAGTGCGGCGTGCACATCAGTGGAGTGGAGGTAACAGCCTGATGGGCTTCTCTGTAATCCCGGAGCCTGTCATCTCCGGCCTCACTGGCGCGACCGGTGCGGCTGGCGCCAAGGGCGACCCCGGCGTCATCCAGTCCATCAACGGCAAGAGCGCGGCCAGTGTGACGCTCGCCGCCTCCGATGTGAACGCCCTGCCAAGCAACGCCAACGCGACGCTCAGCGCGACGTACATGAACATCGACAAGGCGGCCGGTAACTACCGCGCGTACCGCTGGCTGACCGCTGGCGTCAGCCGCTGGGAGGCGCAGGTCGACGATGTCGCCGAGACGGGCAGCGCGGCCGGCTCGAACTTCCGCCTGTCGGCCCGTAGCGATGACGGCTCCTTCAACAAGACCGTCATCTACGCCCGGCGCGACACCGGCCAGATCGTCTTCAACACGACCACCTTGCACGGTTCGGCGAACGTCACCTCCGCTGGGGCCATCGGCATCCGCGACCAGGCGGCCGACCCTGCCACCACCGCGGGCGGCGCGTTCATCTACTCCAAGGGTGGCGTCGCCTACGTCAAGCAGGCGGACGGCACGGTCATCCAGCTCGGGGCTGGCGGGGGCGGCGGAGGCGCTGTCTCCTCGGTGAACGGCAAGACCGGCGTGGTCACGCTGGACGCGTCCGACGTGAGCGCCCTGCCTACGACTGGCGGCGCCCTGACCGGCGCCACGACCATCACTCCGGCCACGGGCAACGGGCTCACCGTGTACGGCAGCACCGACCCGGCCACGTACTTCCGCGTCACGGCCGAGGGCCACCCGTACAGCAACAGCCTTCGCGCCACGTACTACAACCTGGGCGTCGGCGACACCACCACCCCGTTCGCTGGCGGCAAGTTCGTCCTGGGCTTCAAGAACGTCAACGTCCTGCCGTCGTCCGATCCGGTGAACGGCGTGGTCGCCTACTCCGAGGCCGGCGTGCTGAAGGTCCGGCAGTCGGACGGCACGATCGTCACTGTCGCCAACAACCCGACGCTCGCCGGGCTCGGCGGCATACCGACCTCACAGAAGGCCGTGGCCTCCGGCGTCGCATCGCTCGACTCGACGACTCGCCTGCCGATCGCGCAGATCCCTGCCGTCGTCTCGAAGAACGAGTGGACCCCGCAGGCGCTCGGCTTCCAGGCGTGGTCCGTTGACCCGGCCACGCTGGGCACCCCCACGGTTGGTCGCACGATCACGATCGGGCGCACCTACCTCACAGGCTTCAACATCACCGAGCCGACCACGGTCAGCAAGCTCTTCGTGTTCGCTGCGGGATGGGCTGGATCGACAGCCGTACCGGCAGCTCGCTTCTGGTCGGGCATCTACAAGGAGGACGGCACTCGGGTCGCCACCTCGGGGACCACGGGCCTGTCGAACATCGGGCCGGGCGGCCAGGAGTCCGGCGCACCCACCGTGCAGAAGGACACGCACGCTGGCGCCGTGCCCTTCCCCTTCACCGGGTCGGTCACCTTGCAGCCCGGCCGGTACTGGGGCGCCTTCCAGATGAGTGCCGGTGTGGCCACCGACTTCTACTACTTCTACGCGCAGAACGAGGCGGCGAACAACACGTCGGTCTTCCACAACCTGTCGACCGCGTTCGTCCGGAACGCCTACCTCAACAGCATCGCGATGGGGACGACCGGGATGCCGGCCTCGATCACGAAGGCCAACTTCCAGCTCAACCACGACCAGATGGTCATGGCCATCGCGTAAGGAGTGTGCAAGTGGGAGCGTCCCTCTACCCACCCCCGGTCGCGCCCGACCCGACCCCGGACGTCGTGACGTCAGGACTGACGGCGGGGGCGGGCGTCACCGTCAACAACTTCCAGGGCAGGAAGATCAACGGAGTCTGTTCCTTCGGCTTCGACCTGGCCATCACGACCAAGTTCAACGCGGGCGCGACCGCCCCGTACAACCTCGCCGACGTCGTCATCGCAACCCTGCCTGCCGGTTACCGACCGGCCCGCACCGTGACCGCCCTGTACTCGACGGGCTACGCGGACGGCGAGTGCGACGTCACGACGAACGGCGAGGTCACCATCCGAACCACGAACACGTACAGCCTCGAAGTCGGCGAGACGATCCGCTGCTCGGGCGCTTTCGTCCTGTAATCCAAGGAGGCCCAGCAAGTGGCGATCACGTCTTACCCCTTCGACAGCACGGCTGTCACCGAGACCGACTACTCGCGTCTCTTCCGAGAGTTCCAGTCCACTGGCGTGGCGGATGGCGTGGGCGGCAATTCGCTCTACACCTACGCGGACGGCACGGGCATGACCGTGAAGGTCAACTCTGGCTTCGCGATCGTTCGCGGTCACGCCATCTACTCGACGGCGACCGAGGTGCTGACCATCGCGGCGTCTGGCACCGCGTCCCGCGTGGACCGTGTGGTCCTGAAGCTGGACCCGGCGGCCAACTCGATCACCCTCGCAGTGAAGACCGGCGCGGCCGGCTCGACCCCGCCCGCCCTGACCCAGACGGACACGGGCATCTACGAGATGACCCTGGCTCGGGTCACGGTCGGAGCCAACGTCACCTCGATCTCCGCCGCGTCCGTACAGGGCGAGCGCAAGTTCATCGGCAACACGGTCGGAGGCTGGACCACCGACACCCGCCCCGACTCCCCTCGGGTCGGCCGGCTCGGCTTCAACCAGTCGACCAGCACCTGGGAGTTCTGGAACGGTACGGCCTGGTCCGACATGGCGCCGACCGTCTCCTGGTCCTCGCTGACCGGCAAGCCGTCCACCTTCGCCCCGGCCACCCACTCCCACGACTGGGCCGACATCAACGCGAAGCCGACGACGTTCGCCCCGTCCGCGCACACGCACGCCTGGGGCGAGATCAGCGGCAAGCCGACCACCTTCCCGCCGTCGACTCACTCGCACGACTGGGGCTCGATCACCTCGAAGCCGTCCACGTTCACCCCGAGCTCGCACTCCCACTCCCAGTATCTGGAGGGTGGCGACACCATCGCCTGGGCCAACGGCTCGAAGCAGCCGCACGCCCGCAGCGTCTCCGGCTCCGGCACGTACTACGCGGTGTGGGTCCGAGGCGATGGCGGCTTCTGCAAGAACACCAGTTCTCTCCGGTTCAAGCAGAACGTCCGCGACCATGACGTGAACGCCGACGCTGTCCTGAACCTGCGGCCCGTCGTGTACGACCGGCTCCCGGACGAGGAGGGTGGCGACTACGCGCGGGACGAGTTCGGCCTGGTCGCCGAGGAGGTGCACGAGCACCTTCCCGAGATCGTCACGCGCGACGAGGACGGCCGCATCGACACCGTCCGCTACGACCTGCTGGGCGTTGCCCTGCTCCCCGTCGTCCAGCGCCAGGCCAAGCAGATCGAAGATCTCGAAGCACGGCTGGCTCGCCTGGAGGCCAAGCTGTCGTGACCGCGATGGCCATGGAACCCAGTGTGCAAGTTGCGCTCGTCACGACGGGCGGCACCGTGTGTGCCGCCCTCGTCGGCGTCCTCATCGAGATGATGCGGCGCCAGGCGAACGCGATGAGCGAAGTGCGAGAGAACGTGCAAGTGGCGCGAGACCACGTTGCCAACACGCACAGCACGAACCTACGAGACGACCTCGACGCCGTGATGTTCCGGATCGACCGGGTCATCGACGGCCAGGAGCGGCACAGCGAGGAGCTGACCGCCCTGCGCAACGAGATCAACCACGAACGGCGTGAGCGGCTGACTGTCGCCGAACGCCTCGACGACCACATCGAAGACACCCGCCCCGTTGTCGCCGCCATGCGGCGCATCGCGGGCTGATGGAAGGAGAACGAACAGCGTGACCGCGCACATCTACCCCGGAGGCAACTCCACCGTCCAGTGGTTCGGCAAGGCGTACTCCGGTGACACCATGCCGCACCCGAACGTGATCGTCCTGCACACCACCGAGGGCGGCTCGTTCCCCTCTTACGGGGGCGGCGGCTCAGCGCCGACCTTCACCGTCAAGGGCAAGGAGGTGCACCAGCACTTCTACGCCAACCACTCCGCTCGGGCCCTGGTCAACCGGGCCGGAGGCGTGGAGACGAACACCCTCAACGTGATCCAGATCGAGCTCGTCGGCACCTGCGACAAGGGCGGGCCGGGCCTGTTCTGGCCGGACGCGAAGGACGCCGACCTCGCGGGCCTGGTCGACCTGATCGACTGGCTGACCGACACCTACGACGTGCCGCTCGTCTCCACCTCGAAGTCGTGGCTGAGCTACCCGTCGAGCTACGGCTCCGCGCGGGGTCAGCGCATGAGCTTCGCCGAGTGGAACGCGTTCAAGGGGATCTGCGGCCACCAGCACGTCCCGGAGAACGACCACGGCGACCCCGGCAACTTCCCGATCAAGCGGCTCATCGAGCTGGTCAAGGCGAAGAAGGGCAAGCCGTCCGCGCCGGCCCCGAGCAAGCCCGCTCCCTCGAAGCCTGCCCCCTCGAAGATCGTGGCCCTGAACTCGGCGGTCAAGCCTGGTGCCCGGCACGCGCAGGTCAAGGATCTCCAGACGTTCCTGGTCAAGGCTGGCTACGGTCCGATCCCCGGCGCGTACACCACCTACTACGGGGCCGAGACGCAGAAGGCTGTCGCCCGCTTCCACAACAAGAACCCCCACCTGAAGTCGGCGGGCGTCTCGTACGACCCGGCCATCGGCAAGTCCGGCTTCAAGGAGCTCCAGAGGGAGGCCGGTATCAAGTGAGCCGTCACGCGAAGGTGACCGGCAAGGGCCTGGCTCGTATCGCCGGGGCCCTGCCCACCAAGTACAAGTCGAAGGCCGGGCTGGTCGCAGCCGCGGTCGGTGTGGCCCTGTCCCTGGCCACCTACTTCGGCACCGACTACCCGCAGGTCGCGCTCGTCATACAGGCGCTGACCGCGCTCGGCTTCGTCGAGCAGTCGGACTCGGAATGAGAGAAGCCCCCGCTGGCCACATGGCTGGCGGGGGCTTTCTTCTTGTCTCAGTTCTGCTTGGCCTTCTCGATCTCTTCCAGGCTGACGATCTTCGGCCTCCGTCGAGCTGTCGTCTTCTTGGCCGGTGCCGCCTTCTTTGCTGGCGCCTGCTTGACGACCTTCGGTGCGGGGGCCGGCTCGGGTTCGGGCTCGGCCTCCTCAGCGACCTCCGCCTCCTCCAGCCACTCCTCGATGGGCTCGGCGTGCTCCTCGCAGAGATCCTTCGTGATACTGCGACCATCGCTCGCTGTGATGGTGTAGGTCATCGCCGGGAACTTCTTGTCGATGTCGCACGCGGTGACTTGCAGCTTCATTCATCCCTCCGGTGTGAAAGTTGATGTGACGCCCACGATACCTGTGCATTGTTGACAGTGCTGCGGTATCGTGGAAGTGTTACAGACCATGATCACGACAAGGTGATCATGATGACAACGAAGTCAGGAGGCACATGGGCAAGCGCAAGATCCAGGATGAGCAGGAGGTCATCCGTTGGTTCGAGGAAGGTCGGACCTACGCCTGGATGATCGACGAGTACAAGCGCAAGTACAACATCGAGACCGTTCCTTCCATGTGGGGGAACTTCCGGCGACGCCGGGGGCTCGATCGGCGGATCGTGCGGGACGACGAGCTCATCCCCTGGTTCGTGAAAGAGGAGCACCGCTGGGCTTACCCGCTGGCGATGCTCCGGGCAGAGGCTCGGCGCCGTGCTGGCAAGGAGCTGACGGAGACGGATACGTCCCGCCTGGCCAACTGGCTGGAGATGCTGAAGGAGGAGAACGCGGTCGTGCACTACGACCCGGACACCGAGGAAGGCTTCTTCTACGTGCCGCGGCAAGAGGGTGACGACGACCTCATCCACAACCCTGAGCACAAGACTACGCCGCGTCCCAATGCCGACCGGTAGGCCGGCTCAACAGGCCGGCCAGTGTATGTAGAGCCCCCCGCATCCGAACTGCGGGGGGCTCTCTTCTGCCCACACTACGGGCGGTAGATTGAAACTTCAAAGATTCTGTTCATTGCGTGCAACCATCTGCCCGCTTGGGGAGTCATACGTTCCGGAAGCGGAGCCATGCCTTCCGGAAGTGAATGTTTTGTTAGAAGAGCTTGCAAAACTTGACTTGACACTGTCGCAGTGCTCGGGCAGTATGGATCACCTCAGCGACACTTGCACAGAAGGAGGGATCGAGTGGAACTCCACCAGGGGGCGGACACCGCTACTTCACCCACTGGGTGGTACGGAGAGTTCAGCTCCCCGGACAGACTGATCATGCTGGTGGTCGACGAGGATGCGTACGACTTCCACATCGACGCGAGGCCGGGATACAAGGCCAGCGCCATGAAGACTGTCCTGGATGCGGCCAGGAGCCGGGGCCTTGAGCCCCTGGACGAAGACGAGTGCGAGCCCGAGCTGCTGGAAGACGGCACCGTTCGCATCTACCTGGCACCCATCACCGTGTATGCCGTACAGCCTGTCATTCAGGAAAGGCCGGCCCGCTCGATCGCCAAGCGCGCGGCTGGCACGTTTGCCCTGGCGGCCTGCGTTGCAGGCGCCCTGATACTTCCGAGCCCTGCGCTCCACAGTCGCGACAACTACCGGGACGCGGTGAAGGAAGTCTTCACCCCCGGCCACAAGGACACGACCCCGGACCTTGTCCCCATGAGCACCCCGTCCCCGAACGAAGGAGAACTGAGTGGCCCTGAATCTCGTAGAGATCCCGCAGGCGAAGCCCCTGCACCCGAACATGTCCGTCCCACGGGACGGATGGAGCAGACCGCTGATCGTTCCCGAGGGCGGCGGCAAGCCGAAGGGGCACACACGCACCACCACGTTCATCGACTGCATCGAGGACAAGTCGAACTTGATCGACTGGCAAGGGCGCATGGTGTTGCTCGGTTCTTCGCGCAGGCCCGACTTGCTGGAGCAAGCGCGCAGCCTGGACCCGGACGACACCGCCGACAAGAAGCGACTGAACGCTTTGACCGAGCAGGCCAAGGACGCGGCCGGAGCGAACGAGAAGTCGCGCAAGGGCACGTATTTGCATGACCTGTCGGAGTACGTAGACCGTGGAGACCCGCTCCCCAGCACCATCTCGGGAGCGGACCTCGACGACATGGCCGCGTACATGATGGCCACGTCCGTGCTGAAGGTCATCGCGATCGAGCAGTTCGTCGCGGTGCCCGAGCTGTCCGTGGGTGGCACGTTCGACCGCCTCGCGTACTACGAGGGGCCTGGCCCGGACGGCAAGCCGATCGCGGGCAACTTCATCACGGACACGAAGACCGGCACGATCGAGTACGGCAAGCTGAAGATGGCGAGCCAGCTCGCGGTGTACTCGCGCGGCAAGCTGTACGACCACACGAAGTTCCCCGTGAACGTGGACGACGAGAAGGCGTTCAAGGCGTGGAAGAAGCAGGAGTTCTCGGCTGAGCAGGCGGCTGCCGCTTACTCGCCGCTGCCTCCTGTGAACCAGGACTGGGGCATCATCGTGCATTTGCCAGCGGGCACCGGAGTGTGTAAGTTGTACTGGGTCGACCTGAACATCGGGTGGGCGCTGGCGAACCTTGCACTCACGATCCGCAAGGCTCGCTCGACGAAGGGCGCGATGAAGCCCTTCGTGACACAGGCCACATGAACCGGAGTTGATTTCAACTCCCAGAGTGTGTAAGTTGGACAACGTCACCGAGGGAAACCCCGGAGGCGCGGAGTTGCGAAGGTTGCACACCGATGATACGGTGGACAACGACAGCGAGTGAGAGGAGAACGACACACAGTGAGCGAACTGAGCGTCACGATCAAGTACGACAAGGGACACGACGCCACCTGGGCGGTGTTCCGAGGGACGACCGGAGAGATCAGGGCGGACATCCTGGACTTCTTCGGGATGGACCCTGCTACGCAGGTCGGGCTGAGCCTGAGCAGCGTGGTCACGAACGCGACGCAGATCGCGCACGGCAAGGGCCTGATCGCTACGGCACTCGGAGCCACGGTGGTCGAGGAGACCGCCGAGCCGGCCAAGCCCACCGATGACCCGTGGGCGGCTGCGGCCAACGTGCAGTCCGGCCCTTGGCCGGGGAGTGCAAGTGTCGCAGAGTCGAAGAAGGAAGACCCCAACGCTTACATCCTCGGGGAGATCGAGAAGAAGACCACCGTCCAGGAGCTGAAGAAGCTCTGGGCGGAGAACCAGTCCTTCTTCTCCGACGCTGCCGTCATGGCGGCCTGGAAGGCGAAGGGCAAGGCGCTCAGCGCCGCCTGATCCAACCGCAGTACCAACAACCCGCATCGCAACGTAACTGCCCGCGTGGGCAACGAACGAAGGAGATCAACACAGTGGCTCTCAACCTCATCGACATCCCGGTCCAGGGCGGCGGCTGGTTCAAGCCGAAGGACAACATCGACGCGCCGGCCATCCTGCTGGAGGTCCACTCCTTCGAGCGCCAGCGTCCGACGCCGAACGGCCCGAAGGACTCGGTCCTCGCGGACGTGACCGTCTTCCAGGACGGCGCCTCCCTCCAGGCCGGCACTCCCCAGGTGACCAAGGGCCAGAGGATCGAGCAGACCATCCTCGCCCGCGACCTGGAGACCATCGTCAACGGCGCCACGATCGTGCGCCTGGAGCAGGTTCCCCCGAAGAAGCCCGGCGCTCACCCGGCGTGGGTGTGGCGTCCGGTGACCGACGCGGGCGTCCGCAACGCGGTCATCGCCTACGCCGGGAAGCGTGACGAGGCGGCCGAGGCGGCTGTCGCCGACGCCCCTGACTTTGACTGATCTGACTGTGTAAGTGTCGCTGCGGGAAGGAAGGAGGTGCATGAGCGGGCGCCAGCCCGCAGGAGGGAGGGACGGTGTTCGTACGCCCGTCCCGCGACGAGTGGGCCCTCGGGATTGCCGAGTCTGTTGCCACCATCGCGGACTGTTCACGCGCCCAGGTGGGCGCCATCATCGTGGCCAAGCGAGGCCACTCGGTTCTGGGGCTCGGCTACAACGGCCTGCCCCGCGGAGTCCCAGGCTGTGGGACTGCGGGCAACTGCCCGCGAGGGCGGCTCTCCACTGAGGAGTGCGCCCGAGACAGCGACTACTCCAACTGCGCGGCGAAGCACGCCGAACGCAACGCGATCGAGGACGCCCTCGACGTGAAGGGCATTCACCCCGACGCCCTGAAGGAAGCCACGCTGTACGTCACGCGCAAGCCGTGTCCTGCTTGCACAACCCTGATCACTTCCGTAGGCATCGGACGCGTCGTCGTCCGAGGAGAGGAGAACGAAGAGTGCTCACCCCCGGAAGGTCCCTGGCGCTCCATGCTGCATCAGGCCGTGAACTCCCGCGCGTAGAGGCGTTCGACGATCTGTACGCCATGGGCGTTCGGCCCCGGCATGGTGAGGTCATCATGGTGGCCGGTCGCTCCGGCACGCAGAAGTCGGGCTTCGCCCTGTTCTGGGTTGCCCAGATGAACCTGCCGACGCTGTACTTCTCCGCTGACATGAGCGCCTTCACGGCGTCCTCGCGGCTGGCGTCCATGGCCACGAAGGACACGACCGAGATGGTCGAGGCCGGCATGGCTGAGGGCGGCAAGTACCGGCAGGCGTACATCGACGCGCTGGCCGACTCGAACATCACCTTCAGCTTCGGCTCCCCCATCTCCTGGCGCTCGGTCGACGAGGAGCTGGAGGCGTACGTCGAGCTGTGGGACCGGTACCCGGAAGTCCTGGTCTTCGACAACCTCATGGACTTCGAGGGCGCCGAGTCGGACTACACCGAGCAGATGGCCGTGATGCAGGGCTGCACCGAGATCGCCCGCCACACGGGCGCAACGGTGATCATCCTCCACCACGCGAGCGACAAGAACTGGGAAGCCAAGACGAACCCTTGGGCTCCCCCGTCCCGCGACCAGGTCAAGGGCGGCCTGTCCGAGAAGCCCGAGCTCTCGCTCTCCGTGGCCCTGGACCCGACCTCGCTGGCCTACAACGTGGCGTGCATCAAGCAGCGCATGGGCCCCTGTGACCCGACTGCTGGCCGCTACGCGACGATGATCTGCCAGCCGGAGTACACGCGCTTCGCGAAGGCGGAGAAGCGGGCCATCGTCCAGGCTGCACAGGCCAAGCCTGCTGAGGAGTGGTCACCCACCAAGGTCGCGTTGAATCTTGGTTCGTAAGTGTGATACTGTCGCAGACGTCGCCGAGCGCCAGCTCGGCATTACTGGGAGGTGGTGTGCAAGTTGAGCAACAGTGTTGCGGCACGGAACAAGCGGAACAAGAGGAAGGGTGCCGACTGGGAGTCGGACCTGCGGGACGGTCTCCGCTCCGAGGGGTTCGACGTTGAGTCCCTTCGCCTGGCCGGCGCGGAGGACGAGGGCGACATGGTCATCCGGGAAGGCGACGGCAAGTACCTGGTGATCGAGGCGAAGAACGCGAAGTTCGAGCCCGGCGTCTTCCTCGGCCAGGCCATCGTCGAGCGCGAGAACTTCGCCAAGCACCGCGGCCTGGACCTCGAAGACGTCGAGTCCATCGTGGTCGTCAAGCGGCGCGGCAAGAACTGGCGCAAGGCGTTCGTGCTCACGACCGTCGAGGACTACCTCGGGCTGGAGCAGGAGTGATCGGCTTCATGGGCTGGGACATGACCCAGGCCGAGCGCGACGAGCTGCACGACGAGACGGAGGCGTTCTTCGCCTACAACGAGGACCCGGACTCCGATCTGGAGCTGATCCTCGCCGTCGAGAAGGCCCTGGAGGTGACGCACCCGTGAGGTTCCACCGCATCGACTCCGACCAGGGCGCCGGCTCGGACAGCAAGCCCCTGCTCGAATCCGTGATGCACCACTTCGACGTGGACTTCAACGACCAGCGGAACTCGGGCATGGCCAAGTGCCCACTGCACGACGACAACACACCGTCGTTCAGCTACAAGCTCGACGAGGGCCTGTGGAACTGCCACTCCTGCTCGAACGGCGGAGACAGCTTCACCCTCATCGAGAAGTACCACGACATGCAGCTCGACAAGGCGATCGACTTCAAGCAGGCCAAGGCATACGCCAAGGAGCACGGCCTCGAAGAGGGCGCGGTCGCCAAGGAGACGGGCTACACCAGCCGCTACGGAGGCGGCCGGAAGGCAGCGGGCAAGAAGCCCGGACAGAAGCCAGGCGGAGGCTACGTGCCCGCCTGGAAGCGTAAGTAAGGAGGAGACCCAGCTTGGCCGAGCACGAACCGCTCACGCCGCTCTCGACATCCCAGAAGGAGATGCTGGAAGAGGCAGTCGCCACCTACCAGGCGCACCTCACCGCCGAGACGGCCGCCTACCTGATGAAGCGAGGC